TTATCCAAAAGCCGGATCAACTGTAAATGATAGATACGTTTGTTTTAATTATTCTGATAGAACATGGGTAACAGGTTCATTATCAAGAACTACTTGGGTTGATGCTAATTTATATGATAATCCATACGCTACAGAATTTATTTCAACAGCAGTTCCTACATTTCCTATAATTCAAGGAGTTACAAACGTAAACGGTGCAACAACATACTATGCACATGAAGTTGGTGTCGATCAAGTTGATACAGCAGGTAATAAAACTGCAATACCTGCATTTATTGAATCAGGAGATTTTAGTTTAAATATAGAAGGTAATGCTCAAGTATTTATGAGCATGAGGAGATTTGTACCAGACTTTAAAACAATACAAGGTAATGCTGAAGTCACCATACTACTTAGAGACTTTCCAAGTGATACGGAAGCATCCTCTCCATTAGGGCCATTCACGGTCACCGGATCAACACAAAAGGTTGACACTAGAGCAAGAGCAAGGTTTGCTAGTTTAAAAATTGCTAACACAGGAACAGAACAAAATTGGAGATTTGGAACTTTTAGAGCAGACGTGCAGCCAGATGGATTGAGGGGATAATGGAACCAGATTTATTTGTACCAGGAGATCTACAGTATCAAATGCAAAATCAATCATTAGAACCTGTGGGAATAGCTCCACTTGTAGAGGAACAAGGTTTGCCATTACCTGATTTAAAAACAGTTGCGGGTAATGTAATAAAAAATAGAGCATTGTCCTATGCAGCAGGTAAATTAGGAGTGAACCAAGCTGTAGCTTCTGGACTTGCAGGTCTGGTAGGTGCAGGGGCAAATCTTTTTCCACCTTTAGCAGCGTTTTCAGCTTTATCAGGAAGATCATTAGGTATCTCAGATTATCTAGCAAATAAACGTGCACAAAAAGAAATGAAAAAACAACAAACCATGAGTGATGCTGCATCAATTACCAATAGAATTCAGGGGCAGATAACTCCACAAGATATTATTGACGATAGGGGAAGAGGCCAAATACCATCAAGAACAACAGCATCAACACCAACACCATCAAGACAAGCGAGACAAACAGCAGGAATAGGTGGATTACATTCAGGATATTAAATGGCTAGAATAGATATAGTAATTCCAGAACCAACACCTAAATATACAGAGGAAAACCAAAGACAAGTAAATCAGTCTTTACGAACGATGCAAGATAAGTTAAATACTTCTTACCAACAAGAATTAAAAAATGAACAAGATACATTTAGCTGGTTTATATCATGACTATTAGATACAAA